TCAATTGTTACTTGGTAAATCTTTTTCGAATAGATCAACCGTTTTTCTGGACATTTTTTTAGTAGCATGAGCGTATGTGTTCATTGTGGTATTAATATCACCATGACCTAATCGAGCTTGTACATCTTTTGCATCAGCACCTTTTTCTAGCAGCATAGTTGCGTGTGTGTGCCTGAATGAATGAAAAGAGAAGTCTATACCTAATTCTTTATTAACGATGTCTGACAGATGTTTAAAGGCATTCTGTGTTACAACTTGACCGTTTTCACGTCGACATACAAAGTCATAATCTTCCTGATAATAGTATTTTCCGTAAAATTCTTTATTAGATTCCTGTCTTAACTTATGTTTAATTAAAATACTAACCAATGTATCCCCAATTTCAATATCTCTAATCGAGCTGAATGTTTTAGGTGTTCCGATTGTAGGTTTAATATCATCTATTAGAACAAGCTGCTTATCAACATGAATGATTTTATTTTCTAAATCAACATTATCCCATGTTAAACCACAAACTTCACCAGCACGCATTCCTGTGTGGTATGCAATTTGAATAGGTATGTGGGTAGGGGTAGAAACTGGAATTCTTTCTAGTATTCGCTTATAATCTTTTTCAGAAATAATTTTAAGTTTAGCTTTTTTCTTAGTAAGATCGTTATTAGGCATTTTTGGAAGTTCAGCGTAAATCATCGGGCTGTCTTTAAGGTATTCAAAAGGGTAAACCGCCATTTTGAATCCTCGAGATAATACGCCGTAAATTCCTTTAATTGTATTTTTTGAATATCCTCTAGTAACCAACGAGTTTAAATAAGTCTGCAGATGGCTTGTTTTAATAGATTTCAAACGATACTTTCCAAATTCAGGGATCAAGTGCTTTTCAATAATATGAATGTAACCTTTTTGGGTTTTATATTTTAAGTTCAGCATTACATAGTTCTTGTACCAATAATTAAAATAATCAGCAAAACTAATTCCTGATTCATCAACATGTATTCCAGCATTTTCATATTCATTTAAAGCTTTTCTTAGTTTGTCTTGGGCTTCTTTTTTTGTTTTACCCCCAACACGTTCAATTCTTTTTCTTTTCCCAGCAACAGAGCCTGCTTCATAATAATAGTACCATTTTTCTCCACGTTTTCTAACTCCACCAGCCATATAGTTCTCCTTCCGTATTTTTAATAGTAAAGTATGATTATTGACAAAATCACATCTCGTAAACGTTTATAATTTAATTGAATTTCGTAATTATGATACCTTAGTACGAATGTATGTTCTTTTTTAAGTTATAATAAAACTGATCCTGTTTAGGAATCAGTTTTAATTCAATTAATCAAATCAGCATAAAAGGCTAAGACCATTTTCTATTACAAAAGCTAACTTTTTTCAAATCTTAATTAGTTTTCTCTAATGGCAATGAAGCGGATGTTATGATAATATGATAAAAAAGGAGATGTTTAAAATGAAAAGAACTAGCTACGAACGTTCATTAAAAAGTAATTTTGAACGCTCGGAAAGATTAAATAATTTTAAAAAAGTAAAGTTTGAAAAAGAATTTGAAAAATCTAAATCTTTTTCAAAAAGTCATGAGAAAATTGCAAACAAGCGTTTGAATAAATTTATTCATGATCGTAGTAAATAGCAATTGGTCTTATGAAGTAATCGCCATTTTCAATTAAATTGAAACTTTCTAACATTATGTCATTGAAAATAGCAGGGCCTGTCGATGCTATAACGTTAGTTTCTAATTGTTCCTCTCCGTTAGGTGCTAAAGATTCATCCCTTCTAGCCAGAACTATTCCAAAAATGTTGGCCTTTCTTTTTGTTTGTGACAAAAAAGTTAGTAAGGGGGTATTCATTCGAATATATTCCTTAGTACACATTGATAAAGATTTACCAATCTTAAATAGGATAGTATCAGGAAATAGGAATGAGCTATAACTTGCAAAATTATATATATTTTTAAAATTTTTAGGATAATCATTTTCTTCAATAATTTGTTTTATCAACAAAATACGCTCAGCATGTTTTGTTCGTGAAGCAGTATTTTTTTCAAGAATTCCAAGTTCTTTTTTTAAATCGTTTATTTCGTTATTAGGTTGTAACATAAGATTTATATTTTCTTTTTTTGTACTTTGTTTTAGTTGTTCAAAATTGAAAACATCTAGTTTATGAGCACTAAAAATAAAGTTTCCGTCATTCCATTCTGATTCATCAGTATGGAGTTTTCCATTTTCTTTAAGTTTATTTAATAGTACATCGGTAGAAAAATCAGCAAGAGCTGTTTCAATAAGTTCACTATTAGATTGTGAATAAACAGTAGAAAATTTATCAATTTTAGTATTTGAAAATTTTACTCCGGTATTAGCTATTACAGGAATTCCTAATTTCACATCTTTTTCAGAAGATGATTCCTCACCACCATCTTCTTGATGAGAATTATTTGATACTTGGCCTGTAATGATTTTTGTTAAAATACCTTCATCTAATTGAGCCAAACAAGAATTAACTAAATCCATATCTAAATAAATATATTCTTTCATATTTTCCTCCTAAGATACTTATTTCCGTTAAAAAGAAAAGCCCGAAGGCTATTCTTATTGAACTTCATATATTTTTTTCCAACTTCATTAAAACCAATATTAGAGAATGTAACAGTTACAGGAGAATCATTTACTAATTGAATTAATTTAACACCTTGAACAGTAGCGCCAGGTTTAATTTTTGTATGTGTTAAATCTGATCTATTATCTAAGTCAGTAGGCGTTTCACTATATGCTAAAGAACCTGGCATTAAATCTTCAACAGTATTGTCTGTTTCTTGTGTACCGTGTACATACATTATTATATCTAGCATATCCTTGGGTTCTTCTGAGTTATTAGTGAAGTCAAAATTTATAGCAAGTACTCTAGTATCTCCGGCCCCATTTACAACTTCGCTACCAGTAATTTTGTAAACAGTATTGTTAATACCAAATATATCATCTTTAAAAAATCCTTTTTCTTCATCATTTTCATTTTTTTCTACCTTTTCTACTTTCTCAGTAGAAGCACTTTCTTTCTTACTACTTGAATCAGAACTTCCACCACAAGCTGTTAAAGTTACCATGCATAAACCAACAAAACCTAAACTTAATATTTTTTCATTTTAATACTCCTTTTGTTTTAAAATTATTTTTTCTAAGCTTTCACAAATTGATTAAACAGTTACAAGCGATTCAGATACTAATTCTACCAAAACATCTCTATCCCAGAGGCTAACATTAGTTTCTTTAGCAATGTTTTTAGCGCTATTCGTAAAATAATTATTCGTGAATACAATAGTTTTATCTAAATTGTAAAAAGAACAACCAGCATGAGCTTCTTGAACAGAGCTATTTCCAACAGGTTTGGAATAATTCTTACATTGGAAACCATAAGAAGTATTTCCAGATTTTGCGAGGACGTCTATTCCTTGGTCACCAGAACTTTTTGTTACTTTAACATTTGTATAACCAATTGTTTCTAATAATTTAGCGCAGTACTCCTCGAAAGCTAGACCATCCATATTATCTATTTTTTCTAATTCTTTTCCAATCAAAAACTTCTGGTAATCCTCATTAGAATTAACAATATCATTTCTAGAAGTTTCAATAATTGCACTATTATTATTTCTGTTTGAGTTTTTATCTAGAAGCTTCCTGATTACATTATTTAACATATCTCGATAATTAATTGGTAGCAAAGCGTAAAAAATAAGTAATGAGACAATACTTGTAAATGCTAAAGTTAAAATTGAATATTTCCCAAAGTTTACAAAAGGGTTCATAAAACCCACAATAAGAAATAGAATTGAACATACTAATCGTAACACTTAATTTCCACATCCTTTATAACTTATTTATAAGAACCTTTCCATTTCAAGGGGGAGGTTATAATAATCTAATATTGTGTACTTACTATCAATACCTAAGTCTTTGTGCGATCCGTCGATTCTTAGATTAGAAGCAAAATAATTGGCTTCCATTTCTATCTTTAATGATGATGTTAAGGACTGCGACGATAGAAATGGTGTATTTGAATCAGAATGAAAAATTGCATGAGCTAATTCATGGGCGCATGTGAAATTTAAATAATCTTCACTTATATGATTATTTAGATGAATAAACTTAATTCGTAATTCTTTATTGTAATATCCGTATATGCCACCTAAATCCTCCATAATAATTTTTACACCTAGTTCATGGGCTAATTTGAATGGGTCTCTTGTTTGATGATTATTAACTAATAAATTTAATTTTTTATCAATAATATCTAAACTCATTTAATCACCTAATTTCGATATTTTTTAGGAGTAAATTTCTTTTTGGCTTCTTGTTTAGCAATTCTTAATGAATTTTCAAGAGACATGATTAATAGTTCTCTAGTGTTATCATCCATTTCTCCATTTTCTTTTGAGTAGTGTGCGTTGTTCTCCAAGTCTTTTATCATAACTTGTAATCGTTCTGCTATATCTTTTTCATCTTTATTTGTTAATTCATAGTAGTTATTGGAATTTTCTTCTTTTCCTAACAAGTAGTTTGGAGTTGTATTAAGGACATCTGCAATTCTGGCTAAATCATCGGAACTAGCAGTTGTGTAACTTCTTTCTATATTAGAAATCACTTGAGCAGTTAGATGAACCTTATCAGCTAACTGTTTTTGAGTAAGACCTTGTTTTTTTCTTGTATTTTTTATTCTCTCACCAGTACGCATGTTCCCACCTCTTTCAAAGTTAATATATCATAAATAACGGAATTTGTTATAAAACTAACGGAATTATTTAGTTTTATACAAAAAAGGATTGACAATAACGTAAAACGTTAGTATTATATAAATATAAAGTAACGGAATACGTTATATGAAAGGAGTAAATTATGTCAGTCCAAGAAAACATTAAAAAAATAAGAGAAGCAAAAGGTATTACTCAAACATCAGTTGCTAAATATGCATCGTTAAGCGAAATGCAATACTACCGTTTAGAAAAAGAAGCAAAAAAAATTGATCCAAATGTTTTATTTTATATTGCGAAATTTTTGGGAGTTGATATGAATATTTTTTTTAACGATGAACTAACGGATAACGTTATTAAAGATTTCGTTAAGTAAATTCTATCACCACAATCACCGAACTAAAAACTAGTCAAGTACGAAAAGGAGGGAAAAGTAAATGTCAGAAGAAAAATTAGTTAAAAATGTAAATAATATTTTAATTGAAATTAACGAAGGTGAAAAATGCCACGAAGGAAAAGTTGTAATTAATGATGTTGAACTAGGAAAAGGGATTAAATCTGCAACTATCATTTTAGATGCAAATTCAATCCCTGTAGTAAAAATTGAGTATAGTCCTAATCATATAAGTGAAAATGATTATGAAAATTTAGATTTAGTTTGAACTGATATTGGAAGAATCAACTTGTAAAATTAATTTATAATACTGATCTTCATAAGTACCAGTTATGAAGTTAGTATCGAGAAAATATTCGAATGTATCAACTATATCTTCTCTTTTATGAATCTGTTCTAACCCATCAACATTAAGTTCAAAAGGAAATGTTCCAATATGATTCTTAACTTCATTGTACATTTGTGAATATAGAGTTTTAATCACCATTATTTATCACCTCACTTTCAAATTAATTATATCAATCGAAAGAGAGAACAAACAGCGAACAGGAGGAAACACACACATGAATATTATTGAAGAGTTAACACAAGAAGTAATCGGAAAAAAAGAGTATTACAAATTGAAGCGGATTGCTGAAATCATTGGTAATAATGTTTTAGAAGGAAATAAAATGGCTAGACTGCCTTATACATTCAACGAAATTGAAGCTTATGCGGATCAATTAGAAGCTTCAAATATTTTAGTTCTAGTTGAAGCCGGAACTACTCGAGTAACACTTGACTGGGGGTTAGCTAATTGAGTTCAAAAGTAATTAGTCCTTTCTTAATAGAAGCATCTGGAAGGAAACATATTCAGCAAACACACCTAGCGAGAGAAACACATCGAGCCAAGAGCACCGTCAACGGTTACTTTAACGGTATTCCGACACCTGTAGAAGCTATGGTAGAAATTGCTGCAGTGATAAATGATTCAGAATTAAGCCAACAGCTGGCATATGAGAGTTTTGGTACTTTACCGAATTTCAGCTCTGATAAGTACGAAGAATCAGCATTTGCAATGGATGTCTTCCAAAGAAAAGAATCAAACGAACGTAAAGCAATGAAAGAACAAGCTGAACTGGCTTTAACAAAACTAAATCACAAGTTAACTGAAACTGATAAATCGGTACTTACTGCTTATGTAAATGAATTTCTAGATGAAATTTTAATTGAGTTAAAAATCGTCGGTTTAATTACTAGGAAGCTAGATGTTTCAACAAACCAGTTAATAAAGAAAAGAATTCCTTATTGGGTTTCTGAAAACTACTTAAAAACGAGAGGATGATAAACATGGAACAAGTAATAATGAGACCTTTTTCAACAACAACTTATTCTTTAAAAGAAGTGTCAGAAAAATTACGTTGCTCTGATACAAAAGTTGGTAGATTGGTTGCTTTAGGACTAATAAGACCGTTAAGACTAGGTGAAATGAGAATTACAGATATTGAGTATGATCGATTTGTTCAATATATGACTGAAAACCAATTAGATTTAAAAGAGGTACTAGGTTTAAAGATTGCTGAAATTAAAGGAAAATCAGAAGAAGAAATTGCTAATTTAATTCATAAAAAAGGAACTGTCACAGCATGAATGAATTTATCGGCGTTGTCTTAGGTTTGTTAATTGGTATTTCAGTCATTACTAATTTGCATATATCTGAAAACAAAGCACATTCAAAAGATGAAAATAAAAAAATTATCTCAGGAGGTATGATTCATGGAAGAAAAAGTAAAAACAGCAGTAAGTAGCCTAAATGATTATTTTGGGATTGAAAATAAAAACATGGCTTTGTGGTTTTACGGCGGTTTAGGTTTTCCAATCGCATGTGGCGCAATCGTTTTACTTGTATCGGTGGTGATATAAATGGAAATTATCAAGGATGAAAAAACATCTACTGAAATTTATCACACTTGTGAACGATGCGGATTTGACCGAATTAAACATGATCATAAGTTTTGCGGGATTTGCGGATTGCCACAAAAAAAGACCAACTGAGGATTGCAGTCCTAGTTAGTCGGCTTAGAAAAATATATTAAAGTAATTCTACCATATTAGGAGGAACACAACAATGAAAAAAATTGAATTAATCAATATGAAAGTACGGAACTTTAAAGGATTTAAGGAGTTTGAGTTAGCAGCAAACGGTAAGAATGTTCAAGTTTTCGGTGATAATGCTACAGGTAAAACAACTTTATACGATGCCTTTCTATGGTGCTTATTCGGTAAAGACAGCAAGGATTCAACCAAATTCTCATGGAAGCCGTTGGATCAGAATAATCAAGAAATCCATCATTTAGAGACCGAAGTTGTACTTGAACTACTAATTGATGGTGAAGAAATTGAGTTTTCTCGTATGAATAAAGAGAAATGGACTAAGAAACGAGGTTCGAACGCTGAAACATTTGAAGGCCACGATGCCACATATAGGATTGACGGATTAAAACAAACTCAAATTAAGTTTAAAAAGCGAATTGAAGAAATTGTTAACGAAGAAACTTTTAAACAAATTACAAATATCTACTATATTGCTGAGACGATGCCAGCAAAAGAGAGACGGAAAATGTTGTTCAGCCTAGTAGAAGATTTAACAGATATTCAAGTAATCGAAAGCAATAAAGAGCTTACTCCACTTTTAGATATTCTTGGAAAGCATTCAGTAGAAGATAAGCGCCAAATGATTGCTGAAGAACGTAGAAACATTAACAAGGACTTAGATAATATTCCTCAAAGAATTGATGAAGTGGACCGGTCAATTAATCCGGATTTAACCGAAGCAAACAGATTAAGCCTAGAAGATGAAAAAACCAGTCGTGAAACCGAACTAGCCAAAAATGAACAGGAACTAGCCAGTAAAACAAACGGAACGTATCTTACAAACAAACGTTCAGAGTTAACTACTAAAGTAGCTGAACTTGAAGCAGATAAAAGTAATTACACGATTAAACAGAACGAAAAAATAGCAGGTCTACAGTCAGGTAAGCAGATTGTATATGAACAAGCTATGTCGGCTCAAAATGAAGTCTTAGAGGAAGAGAAGCGTATTTCTAGTTTGAAAACTGATATTGAATCCGAAAAAAGTTATATCAGCAGACTTCAACAAGAAAAAGAATCCTTGAGAAATAAATATATTTCTATCCGAGATAATAACTTTCCAGACTTTGATGAACACAAAACAACTTGTCAGTTTTGTAACCAGGATCTTCCTGTTGAACAGCAAGCGACAATTAAAGAAACCTATCAAAAAGAACGTGAAGCTTTCAATTTAAATCGAGCTAGCGAATTAGAACAAATAAACGAGCAAGGAACGAGCCTTTCAAAAGAAGAGGAAGTACACGAAGAGTTACTACAAGACCTGAAAAATCAGGCAGCTGATACAACAGAACTTGATAAACGAATAAAAGTACGTGATGACCTAAAAAGCCAACACACAGCGATTATTAAGCAAATTGAAGCTATTCAAAATAATGCTACTCCTTTCACTGAAACAGAACAGTATAAAAAGAAAATTACTGAAATTGAAGCAATTAAGCAAGAAATCATCACCATTCAAACTGGCGATGATAAAGAGCTTCAATCGCAAAAAGAGGTTATTAGTAACATTAAATTATCTATTAATCAGCTAAACGAACAACTTTATGAGTATGTTTTATCTGAAAAACAAGAAGCTCGTAAACAAGAATTGATTGAGGAAGAAAAGCTTTTATCTGTTAAATTCGGGGAGTTAGATCAACAACTCTATTTACTAGATGAATTCATCCGAACTAAAGTGGACCTACTAACAAGTAAAATTAACGCCAAATTTAATTATGTTGATTTCAAACTGTTTGAAGAACAAATAAACGGCGGTCTTAAAGAAGTCTGCGAGGTAACCGTTAAGGGCGTTCCTTATTCATCAGGGCTAAACAATGCCGCAAGAATTAATGCAGGGTTAGATATTATCAACACAGTAACCGAAATCAACCAAATAAACGCACCAATTTTTATTGATAATGCAGAATCAATTAATGATTTATTAGCAGTACAATCCCAAACAATCACGTTAAGCGTAAGTAAAGACAAAGACTTGAAAATGGAGGTAGTTAAATAATGGCTAATGAATTAATGGATAAACAAGTTGTTTATGAAGTAAATGGTGAAGAGGTTAAGCTTTCTGGAAACATGATAAGAAATTATTTAGTAAGTGGTGACGAACCAGTATCAGATCAAGAAGTTGTCTTATTTTTAAACCTATGTAAATTTCAAAAATTGAATCCATTTTTGAAGGAAGCATTTCTAGTTAAGTTTAAAGGTAGACCAGCTCAAATTATTGTTTCTAAAGAAGCATTTATGAAACGTGCAGAAGCAAACCCACAATATAATGGCTTTGAAGCAGGAATAATTGTTGAAAGGAATAACGAACTCATTGATTTACCAGGAGCTATTATGCTAACAGGTGATGCCATTAAAGGCGGATGGGCTAAAGTTTTCCGAAAAGATAGAGAATATCCAATTCTAGTTAAAATTAGTTTTAAAGAATTTTCTAAAGGTCAGTCAACTTGGAACCAAATGCCTTTAACAATGATTCGAAAAACAGCATTAGTTAACGCTTTAAGAGAAGCTTTTCCAGATAATCTTGGTGCAATGTATACCGAGGAAGAGCAGCAAGTTCCAACAGAGCTGCCACAAGAGGTAATTGTTCAGCAAGAAATTGAAGAAAATTCAAATCAAATCGAAGTAGATATTGAAGTAGAACCAGAAGTAAATCCTAGAAAAGATGTTTCAGAAGTTGAACAAAGCCAGCTCTTTGATGAAGTTAATCCACCGATTGAGCCAGCATTTTAATTATGAATATCGAAGTATTTGGCTCAAGTAGTAAAGGGAATGCTTATAAAATATCTGATGGTGAGCGTTCCTTGCTACTTGAAGCAGGAATAAAGTTAAACAAAATAAAATGTGATTGGCAGTCAATTGATGGCTGCTTAATCACACATGAACATGGAGATCATTCTAAATACGCTAACGAGCTATTAAAAACAACTAGCTTTGATATTTTCACTAGTAAGGGAACTCAAGAGGCCTTAAAGCTTCCAAGTTATCGGGTCCATTGTTTAGAACCGTTAAAACAGAAACAAATAGGGAACTGGAGCATTATTCCTTTTCCAACAGAACATGATGCAGTTGAGCCATTTGGCTATTTAATTCATTCCAGTAAAACAAACGAGAAATTACTTTTTGCAACAGACACTTATTATATCCGCTACAAATTCAAAGGAATCACACATCTAATGATTGAATGTAATTATGCTTTAGATATTTTAAACGAGAATGTTAAAAATGGGCGTATAGGAGCCTTTTTAAAGAATCGAGTATTAAAGAGTCACTTCTCATTAGAGAACGTCAAAGAGTTCATAAAAGCGACTGATTTAAGCGAGTTAAAAGAAGTTTGGTTGCTTCATCTATCTGATAGCAATTCAAATGCTGAACGCTTTAAAAAAGAAATACAAGCAATTACAGGTACACCAGTTTATATAGCATAGGAGGGTTGCAAAAGTGGAAGGATTTATACAAGTACAAAGAAAAATGCAAGATAGTATCGTCTTCCAGAACCCATACTATTATAAGCTTTGGTCCTATCTTATGTTTAAAGCTAGATTTAAACCAGGTAAGATTTTCATTGGTAATCAAGAGGTTCAACTAGACATTAATCAACTTGTATGGGGAAGAAAAGAAGCGACTGCAGAGCTCAATCAAGGCATTTCAGCTAAAGAGAAGAAATCCGAGTCAACTTGGGAAAATTATTTAAAGAAATTTGAAAAAATGGGAATTCTTAACAGGAAAGTTAACAGCAAATTTACCGTTGTGACCCTTACAGACGACTGGCTTTCTCAATCTGAAAACGAAGAAAGTTCACAGGAGTTTTCACATCAAGTTAACAGCACTTTAACATCAACTTACCAGCAAGTTAACAACAACTTAACACAAAAGAAGAAGGTTAATAATGTCTTTACTTCTCCTACAACTAATTTAATAAACTTAAATACAACTAACGCATGCGAAATGTACGAGATAGCCTTTCCTGAAAAACCGTTAAACCATTTCATCGCCCAATCCATCGCCGAGTGGATAAATGATTTTGGTGGTCAAGAGGAAATTGTGTGTTTAGCGATTAAGAATGCCGCCGAGTATTCAGCTGATAATTTCAAGTATGCCGAAAATACCATGAAGAGGTGGGAAAAAGAAGGAGTTAAAACTCTTGCTGATGCCCAAGCTCAAATTGATAAGTTTAACCATGCTAAAGATGCACGTATGAATCAAGAAGTAGAACGTCAGCAGCAGAAAGAGCGAGTTGTTGATTCAAAATTACAAGTACCCATGCATAATTGGGTAACAAGAAATCAGGAGGAACAACCACATGAGAATTAATTTAACAAACGAAGAAAAAGGTATTACGATCACAGCAAAAGCAAAAGGGCAGTTACCTTTAGACTTTGTAAATAAGCTAGTAGAGGCTTTATATTCAGATGATTTTTCGACAGAAAGCAGAAGCAAAGCTCATATGCTGCAAATGTTAGAAAAACTTTCAACAAAAGAGACTGTTCCAGTTGTTTCTAGACCTAAAGCGATAGAAAAAATAAATTCAGAAAGAACTCTTTCTAGTTCAATTGGGGAGCGAGTTAATGTTCCAACGTATGTATTTTGTCCTAGTTGCGGTAACGAAGATACACAGTATATCTACAGGGGTAACAGATATATAAAGTGTTCTAGTTGCCAAGAAAAACTATTTTTGAAACCAGCAGGAGAAGTTTGGGGCGACTTAGACGAGGACGGAAACGAATATCACGCTACTAGTGTCTATCGTGAACCAAGTTACTAAAACCAATTAAACCGAGGTTGTCCCTCACTCAATAATATTTAACCACGAGGGACAACTCAGCAATGGCAAGGAGTGAAAGGCGAGTGATAGAAGGCACTGGATATTTAAAATTTGTGAAATCTAAAGGCCATTTATACGTTTACCTTCATGGCCGGTTGCAAGGAGAGAAATCCAAAAAGCACCTGTTTAAATTTGGTCGTAGCGAGTGTGCTCTTGAAAATCTTTACTGCATGAGAGAAGCAAATAGGCTGCCTAACGAGTTAGCTAAAATGGGTTTTACTTTTGATGACTTGGATCAATGGATTTTAACAATCGAAACTAGGGTAACGCCTACAGGGAAGAAAATAAACATTTTGGAGTGAATCAATATGAATTTAGACCAAGTCATGGCTGAAATTGACACACTGGTATCGACGTACGATTTTCCGATTAGCGTTCTTCAAGATGTTGAAAAAAGGCTTCTGGATTATCGTGAAGTCAATTATGCCAAGCAACAGTTAAGGTATTTAGAAAATATTGTAGCAAGAGGGTTAGTTAAACTTAAAGATGGAGGGAAAACACATGAGAGAGACTAAATTTAGAGGGAAAGTAATTGGAGAATTTAATGAATTAGAAGCTTTGGGAATAATTGATAAGAAAGGTTGGGTAGTAGGTAACCTAATTCAAAATGGCAATCATCCGATGATCGTTGGCGATTTAGTAGAAATTGATAAGGAGTATATCGTACATGATTGGTGGGTGTCTGTTATTCCGGAATCGGTAGGTCAATATTCAGGGCTAAAAGATATGGATCGTGAAGAAATTTTTGAGGGAGCTATTGGCTGGGACGAACGTGGTGAAGTCCACGGAAAAGTAGTTTTTGATGAAGGTGGATTTTTATTTGAATGGGAAAATATGCAAGATGACTTATTTGAATGTTGTGGTGATATTGTAATCGTCGGCAACATTTACGACAATCCGGAATTGTTGGAGGTAGCAAAATGAATAAAAAAGAGGAAACACCAGAAATAGTCACTATTTTTTGGGACAACGTAGAGTGGCACATGAAAAACAAAGGGTTAAGCATGCATAAAGTGTTTGGTTCCAATCAAGGGTTTTATGCTACAAAACCAAATTGTACCTTAAAAAAAGTGCAAGAAATTGCTGGATTATTAAATATTTACGATTATGCTATTTTGTTTGAGAAGGCGGAGGATTTAGAATGGCTAAATTAAACGAGGATCAGCAGATTGTACTAGAACATTTAAAAAATTCATCTGGAAAAGAAGGATGTTTGGCGCTAGCGGTAGGCACTCTAGCTAATATAAAACATTGTACAGCTGTTGATGATTCTAAATACTTTAAAAAATTAGAAAAGCTTTTTGGTCATTAACAAGAAAACAAGAAGCAGAAGTCCTGCAAGCATTTGCAGAATAGGGGTTAAGTCAATATGACTGAACTAAAAATGATTGATTGTGAAGTAAAGGTATTAAAAGAATGGAAATCAGCGAAATTAGTTGGTTTTTATCAATGTAGTTACGTAAAGCAATCGATTTTAATTGGAGAGATTGGTGGAGTTATTGCCTATCCAGTAGCATTAGTTTGTATTGATAGCCATTTTCAAACAGTAGATGCTAATTTAGTTAAGTTGGTGATTGAAGAATGAAAGTACACGAACTCAAAATTGAACCTAAATATTTCGAGGCAGTGAAGGATGGTAGAAAGAAGTTTGAGATTAGAAAGAATGATCGTAACTTTCAAGAAGGAGACGTTTTAATTTTAAAAGAATATGATCCGATTACTCAGTTGTTTTCGGGTGAAGCCATAGAAGTTGAAATATCGTATATGCCAGATTTTCCGCTGAAAGATGGCTATGTAGTTCTTGGGATTGAGGAAGTTTGGGAGTGTTAGCATGGCTAATAAATTAATCTATCAAGTGAAAATTGAGGAAGACATAAAAATAATTGAACTACTACTCAACAGGATCTATGTTGTTTCAAGAACTGAAGACATGATGATTCATGAAAAACTAGAAGAGTTGCATAAAGGTATTGATGACTTGAAAAGATTTGTCTAGGAGGGTTAAGAATGAGCGATGTTAAATCATTTAGAAGTCAATCTGATTATTCGCAAGAACAAGTTATTAAAATGATTGATTTCGCAGATGAACAGAATATTCCTTTATTCGATGTAATGAAACGAGTTGAAAAGTTAATGTTTAAGGACATGACTTTTGATGAAGCTTTCAATCAGGAATTAGGAGCCGATTAAAAATAAAAAAAGACAGGTTCCCCTGCCTAGCCAATTTCATTATAACATGAGGGGGACCATCTTTGGAATTTAAACAAGTAGAATTATCTCAATTAGACGAATCGAAACTGAACAATACAATTATCATTGTAAGCAACGGAATGATTAAGATGGCCAATTTACCAGCTTTTGCTGATATAAAGCTAACAACGAATGAAAATAAGGTCACAGTAGTTAAATGCGAGACTAAAACTAAATTTTAAAGTCTGACTAGAAAACTAGAGGACACTTTAACAGCGCTTAGGCGTTTGTTGAGGTGTCCTTTTTTGTTACTTATAAGGAGGAAAACACACATGGATAAAGATTGGTTAAACGCAGATGAATTGATAAATGAGTATAGAGCTAGTCTTATTGGGCTAGAGAAAATTAGAGATAAGTACAAACCTAACTATATTTTCTTAAAAAATAAACTTGTTGAGTTAAAAAAAGTCGGAGAAAAGCTCTCTTTAGAACAAAAAGAATGCTATTCATTCCTAAAAAATGAATTGGGAATCATTAACAGTATGATCTCAGAAATCTATTATGCTATAGAATGGCTAGAGACTGCTAGGGAACCTGGTTTAAAAAGAGGAATATCGAACCGTTCACGTTATCAGAGAACCGCACTGGTTGATGATATAGAACGTTTATCTTACCTCGTGAATATTGAACAGGAGAACCGACGAGAAGCCACAGAGGACGAAATAGAACGTATTACTGCTATGCTTAATAATCTATCTGATAAAGAAAGAGCAGCATATCTTGCTGTTAAAGGGCAAAATCATTCATTTGCTGAAGCTGCTGAAATCTTGGGCGTTTCTAAAAGTACAGTGCAAAGTTATGTTGATCGTGCTCAAACTAAATTGAACAATCAAGTTAAGTATGGATCACAAAATATTCTTTTTGATTTCATAGAATACGAATAAGGATGTGTGTTAATATTAACATATCATATTTACTTATAAGGAGTTGTTCAAATGGATAGTTACGTTGTTGCTGCATGTATTGCTTTATTTGGAGTTTTTGTGTCAATTACTGGAAGTTATATAACTAATGAAAGAATAACAAAAAAGAGTCTTGATGTTCAAAAAAAACTTGCTAAAGAAAATATTAATGCAAATTTAGTTGCAAAGGCGAGGATTGAGTGGATACAAAGTGTAAGGGAAGAATCAGCAAGTTTTATAACCCTATGTTCACAATTGCTTAATTATTCTTCAATCACGAAAATCAATTTAACTTCTAATGAGGTAACTAGTTCTTCGATAACACTAGCTTGGGAAGATATGACTGCCCCCCCTAAAACTGCTATTGATGAGGAAGAATTACCATTAGAAAGGGAACTGCTATTAAATGAGATAGCTTTGAAGGCAAACTTATTGATTATTTATTTTGGACCGGATGATTCCGGTAAAAATGATGATATTATTAACAAAATACAAAGCATTATAGATATTATTAATATGGAAAATTATAGCAGTTTTATGACGAAAATGGAAAATGAAATTATGATATTTAGGGATGAAATTAGGGTTTATCTAAAAGAAGAATGGATAAAAGCAAAAAAAGGAATTTAATTTTGCCGTACGAAAACCACCTATAAATGAAGGGTAAATTATTCTTCACTTTCGTGTGTTTTTCCTCCTTGCTCTCATGGTTGTGCGTGAGAGTTACATATGCCGAAAAAATTTGGCATATTAAAGTATTCTGAGATACTTTGGTATTGTTGCTGAGAAGCAACTGATTGATACACTCGCAACTCCTAGGACGGAGGTTGTGAGTGTTTTTTACATAATAAAAATAAGGGAGTGGAGAAATGACTGCTATTGTTGTAACTATACCTAAGAAAGAAATCAAGAACTTTGAAAAAGAGATTGCAGACCTAGAAAAGGACGATTCTTTGTTAAAGTATTATAAGGTTTCTTCAAAACCGACTAAGTTAAAAATAGGTGATTCGATTTATTTTTGTTTAGATAATAAAATAAGATTTAAGGCTGACGTTGAGGATTTTGACTATATAGAAATGTTCCAATGTGAGACCACAGGAAGACAGTGGGAAAGCGGAACTCATGTCATTTGCAACAACTTTTTTCCAGTTGAAGACGGTCAAGTTATCAAGGGTTTTCAAGGCTTCCGCTACAAATGGTGGTGAAATTTTAAACTAATATTATAAATTAGCGCGATATAACAGAATACCGTGATATAATCATTCTTAAGAACTAAATTAATATTTATTTGAAAGGATGGAGTTATATGAACGATATAAACGAAATGGAAATAATTAAAATTAGAGGTCAAGAAGGTAGGGATTATATTAAAGAAAAGGGTTATTCGCATTTGGATATCTCAGATGATGGTGCGCTTTTATTGAAGTATAACAGTAATACAGAAACGGAAGAGTCAATAAAAATTTATCCAATTGAAGCGGATGTTTTTATTGATGAAACGAAAGCTAACATATCTAAAGAAGCAATGATAGAAAAAATTGAAGAGTATAAGTAAATCTATTGACACTCAATCGAGTGTCTTTTTTTATACATAAATTTAAAGGGGTGGTGTTGATGGCAAAGGAGCTGTCAGAAGCTACAAGACAAAAGTATGATCTATTTGTTGCTGCTTATATTCGTTGTTTCAATGCCACTAAGGCAGCCGTTGAAGCTGGTTATAAGGCAAGTAATGCTAAAAATCAGGGAAGCAACATGCTTACTTATCCCTACATTAAAGAAAAAATCAACGTTGAACTTGGAAGGTTGCGACAACGCTTTGCTGACGAGGGTAACAGGGCTTTTGCTGACCTATTGAATATTCTATCAGATTTAGATTTAAAACTCCGTAGGCACGACGAGGCGGAGCTGAAAATCAATAAATATGAGAATGAGCTTATTAAAGATAATAATTCATTTAGCATTTTAAATAGGCAAATAGAAAAGCTAGCTCGGAAAATAAAAGCAATTGATGGCCGTAAAAAAGATAGTAAAGAGATGAAAAAGACTTTACTCATTGAAATTGAAGAACTGCAAGACGAATCATTTCAAATGGGCCTAGATTTACGTAAAAAACGAAGGCTGGTTGAAATAGAACATAGCAATATTTTGAAACCAGCACAGTGGGAGAAAATGCTCTCTCTTAAAGCTGATGTACTTCAAGATATACTTGATAGAGGTGGATTTAAACCGCCTGACAAGGTAGAACATAGTGGTCATTTAGGCATACCTGTTAATCCAGAACTAACTAAATTAACGAAAAAGGAGCTAGAAGTCATTGCTAAGCAATTTAGAGATGGAAACACTAGCTAAGCAAGCGGAAAGCGTGCTAAATCAAAATTATTTTGACCACTATGTCAAATTTGCACACAACGGACAATATGAACACTTTAGACATACGAAACTTGTATGTAAATACTTGCAACGCATTGCAGATGGGGAACAACTCGCACTTATGATTGAAATGCCACCTCGGCATGGGAAATCAATGACAGTGACAGAGTCGTTTCCTTCTTTTTATTTAGGTAAGAATCCTGACAAGCGAGTTATTACAGCTTCTTATTCGGATAGTTTAGCTAAGAAGTTTGGTAGAAAGAACAAAGATAAATTTAAAGAGTTTGCTGGACCATTAAATGATTTGGAACTATCTAAAACTAATGCGGCAGTTAAAGATTGGGGAATTGAGGGTCATTCGGGAGGAATGCTTTCAACTGGTATTGGTGGTTCTATCACTGGTCATGGTGCAGATTTAATGATTATTGATGATCCAATTAAGAACCAGCAAGATGCATCATCTGAAACAATAAGAGAGAAGATTTGGGACGAATGGGAGTCTACACTATCAACGCGTTTACATGGTGGAGCTTCTGTTATCGTTGTAATGACACGTTGGCACGAAGATGACATTATTGGTCGTTTGTTAAAACAAGGTGCTCGGCCTTGGATTCGTTTAAGGCTACCTGCAGTTGCAGAAGATGAAACAGATTTACTTCACCGAAAAATTGGCGAGGTTCTTTGTCCTGAACTTGGTTATGATGAAAAATGGGCGGAACAAAAGAAAAATGAAGTAGGATCCAGAACGTGGGCTTCTTTATATCAACAAAGACCATCACCAGCTGGTGGGCATATATTTAAACGTTCTTGGGTTAAGTTTTATGTTCCAACTATTGAAATGAAAGTTAGATTATCTTTAGGCGATGATGTTGCAGTTATGCCAGCTGACTTTGATATACAAGTTCAATCATGGGACTGTACTTTTAAAGAGTCAGACACTTCAGATTACGTTGCTGGTCATGTTTGGGGCAAAAAAAGAGCAGATTTTTATTTCTTAGATAGGCATCATGAAAAAATGGGAATTGTTGAAACTATGAGAGCTATTCAACATATGACAGATAAATGGCCAGGTGCGAAAGCTAAGCTTATTGAAGATAAAGCGAATGGATCAGCAGTTATTGAGATGCTTTCCAAGAAAATAACTGGCATTGTACCTGTTAATCCTAAAGGAGGTAAAGAAGTTAGAGCTCAAGCTGTTTCTCCATTTTGGGAAAGCGGCAATGTGTATGTTCCTCATCCTCTATGGAAACCATGGATAAACGAAGTCCTAGATGAAATGCAATCTTTCCCTAACGCGGTACACGATGATGATGTCGATGCAATGACACAAGCATTAGTGAAATTAGATACCAAAATTAAGCGAGAACGACGAGAAGGAAGAAAAACAGGATTTTAGGAGGTGTCAAATGGCTAGTAAAGTTATTGAATCAACCAAAAAAACAAAGGATTAGCTTCAATTAAGAAGAGTGAAGTTACAGCTGGTAAGAATAGACCGCTGAAATATAAATCTCTTGGTGGTATTGAACAAAGTAGAGATTTAACCCAACTAACACCGCCTTATGACTTAAAAACACTGAGGTCAATTGGTGAAAGTTCAAGTATTTTAAAGCAGTGTATTGATGCTTATGCCCATAATGTCACTGGTTTTGGCATAGGAGTTAGATATAAAAGTGAAAACAATGAAGAAACGGCTGAAATGAAGGCAGAATTGGCGATTCAGGAAAAGTTAATGAAAGAATTAAATTTCGAACGTCCAGTAAAAGAAGTCATTGAGGAAGTGATTCATCACGTTGAAGAATGTGGTAATGGTTATTTTGAAGTTATCCGGAATGGTAAAAATGAAGTTGTTGGACTGGATAGTATAAAACCTGAACACATGACAGCAACAAAATTAAACGCTGTAACGTTGCCTGACGGGCTAGTTCGTAAGTTTAGGTATTATGTGTTTCGTGATTCGCTAGAAGACAGTGGACGTAAAGGCAATGGGATATGGTTCAAAACCTATGGAGACCCAACGCCATTAAACACAGATGGTTCCATTTCTAAAGAAGGGGAAGGAACTTCTACTGAAGTAATTCATATGAAAATTGGAGATTTTAGTGATCCATATGGAGTACCTCGATATGTTGGGACATTAATTAAAATATTAGGAGCAAGAAAAGCAGATGAACTAAATTATAATTATTTCATGAATGGCCGCCATACTCCGTTAGCTATTGTTTTAGAAAATGCACAACTTACAGCAGAAAGTGAACAAACTCTACAAGGATATGCTGATGGTTTAAGTGGCGAGAACTCGCAACATAAATTTCTATTGCTAGAAGCTGAGAAGGTCGCTAGTGATGACGATATGTTCAATGAGGGGAAAGATAAGCCAGCTCTTAAAATCGAGAAGTTAGCCGACATTTTACAAAAGGATGCATTATTTCTTGAATATGATCAGCGAACTACAGAAGCAGTCTTATCATCGTTTAGATTGCCGCCAATTTATGTTGGTATGTCTAAGGATTATAATCGAGCTACTGTTGAAACAGCAAAAGAGTTGACAGAAGAGCAAGTATTTCAGCCAAGACGTGAAGGTTACGAGTGGCGTTTAAACGATTTATTTACTGAATACGAGTTCAAACATGTTGAGCTTTATCTTAAATCACCTAATCTATCTAACATGGAAGATATTAAGAGTATATTAGAGCCAGCAATTTCTGCTAATGCAGTTGCACCTAACGATTTACGTGATTTATTATCTAAAATCCTTAATAAACCGCTTGCTTTGTTTGATGGGGACAAATACAATTTCCCAATCGGTTCAGCTCGTACTCAATCAACTGAACTAACTCTTGAAAAAGCCTATGGTGATAACTCTGATAGTGAAATGGCTGGAATGTTTAGGCGTATGATACGCAAGTTTAAGGGGTGATTTGATGTGCCAAGATGACTTTCAAGAAATGCTTGTAAAAGCCTTGGAAATTGAGAAGAACGAGGACGATGATTTAAAGAAAATACTCAAAGAAGCTGGCTATTTATTTGTTAATAAATTAGTTAAAGCAATCAAAAGTATTGAATTAGCAATGGATGATTTGCTACAAGATGATTTTGAGGAAGTATTTTCTTTAATTTCGGACTTGTTTAATAATAGCAAGAAAACACCATCTGAAAGACAAATTAGAAAAGCGTTGAAAAAAAGAGGGTTTAATAAGTCTTTCATTGATAATATAAGCCCTTTGCTTACTGATTCCTTTAATTCGATTGCTGATGAAGTAGCAAAAGAGCTAGGAAGTGAGTTTGATTGGAGTTTGCTTTCTAAGCAGTCAAAAAAGAAATGGAAGCATGGTTGAAAAATTTACCCAAGTTAATGCAGTTAACAACAGATGATGCTGTTGTTAAAGCGATTAAAGAAATGATTGACGGCGGAGCTGGTATAAGAGATTTAGAAAGAATTCTTTCTAAGATGCCAGAATTTAGCAGATACAGGGCTAGGGTAACTGCTATAACAGAAGGTTTATCACAGTATCAATCAGCAACTTATGAGGCTATGATGCAAAGTGATGCTGTTTATGGTTTCGAGTGGCTTCATACTCCTGGTTATAAAGAACCACGTATAGCACATCAAGAGTTACATGGTACAGTCATAAAAAAAGGTGAGTATTTCAACGTGAATGGTTATTTAGCTAGATATCCACTAGATCCTTCTTTGCCAGCAAAAGAAAGAATACAGTGTCATTGTCGTATGGAACCAACTATTAACCCTGATTATTTGAAAGGAGCGTAGAAATGATAAATATTGATATTTGCTTCAAAAGAAAAACATCTATTTTAGGTAGATTAAGTTATATTTTGTTCTATATTTCAATGCTACTCAAAAATTTCAATATTAATATTTCAACTCGTGTAATTCGATTTTTATTTGACAACTCACACGATATTAAATTAGAGCAAGACTTGAAAGGTGGTGATAAAAATGTCTAGAGAATTAAAAAACGTGAAAGTGACACATGTTTCATTCGTTGATAAGGCTGCAAACAAGAAAAAATTTTTCTTAACTAAGTCTGATGGTGCACCGCCAACGTTTGAAACAACAGTTAGAACAATTACAAAAGCTGATGATCCGCAAAAACTAGTCTATGGTGTTGTCTATGAACCTGATGTTAAAGATGCACATGATGATTTCATGACGGCAGAAGAGATTGAAAAAGCGGCTCATGGATTTATGCAAAACTATCAGCAAATAGATAAGCAGCACGATTTTGAAGCAGGCGCAGGAACGGTTGTTCAATCTTATATTGCTCCATGTGACCTAGAGCTTGGGGAAACGATTCAAAAAGGTAGCTGGGTTCTTGTAACGAAAGCGACAGATGAAATTTGGGAATCCATTCAAAAAGGTGAGTTCACAGGTTATTCTTTAGCTGGAAATGCAGAAGTAACAGAGGTTGAAAAAGCTACACAAGGAATTTTTAATAAGAACAAGCTAATTCATGATGTTTCAACAGCGATTGATGCGTTTCATTCAGCTACATGGCGTATTAGAGACGATTATCAGCTTGATGATGCAAGTAAAATTCAAGAAATACAAAGCGAAATCACTGAATTAAGTAACTTGATTGGTGGCTTTACTATAACTAAATCGCAAGAAGAAAAAGGGTTAATCAACACGATTAAGTCTTTTTTTAATACCCAAAAACAGGAGGATGAAGAAATGAAAATCGAAGACATCACTAAAGCAGTAACCGCAGCACTAGAACCAGTTAATACTCGTTTAGATGCATTAGAAAAAGCTGGTAAAACAACTAAAACAGAAGGCGATGGAGACAAAACTCCTGAAGAACTTGCTGCAGAGAAAAAGAAAAAGAAGAAGCGGAGTCAGTAACCAAAGCAGTAGAAGATGCGACAAAACCTTTACTTGATCGTATTGAAAAAATGGAAAACGCTCGTAGATCTAATGCAGTTGAACAAACATATTCAACGCAAGAAGAAGTAACAAAATCAGAAGTACCGTCATATGTTGATGCTACTTTTCCAATTATGGACTAATAAAAAAGAAAAGAGGAATAAAAAATGCCAATTTCAAATGAACTTTTAGTTAAACAAATGACAGCAATCCAAAAAGCTGGCAACAATGTAACGTTACGTGATGATAATGCTCGTGCTTTTGTATTAGATGTGGTGGCTTCTAGTGCTACTTTACAAAAACTGTATACCTATTTTGCTATGAGCGGAACTGGGACAATTGATAAATTAGGTATTAAGCGCCGTACTTTAAAAACTCATAAAGGTGTTAATACAAATCCGGATGGAACGGATATCAAAGAAGAAGATGAAGTTCCATTTAGTTTAGTCGCTTTGTATATGGATACTTGGATTGAAAATTCTAATACATTTTATACAGCTCGCACACGTGGCCAAGATGTACGACAAGCTTTATTAAGTTTGATGCAATCACAATATTCAGCAGATTTACAAGATCTTGCTTTTAACGGTGACGAGTCTTCTACTGACAAGTTTATTAAACAAAATGATGGATTTATTAAACTTGCTAAAAATGATGCTGTAATTAAGCATTCATACAAAAACATGCCAGTTATTCAAACATTAACTAAAATTACTGGTGAATTTGAAGACAAGTATATTAATGGAACTTACAAATGGATTATGTCACGTGCAACTAACCTTATTTATGTTGCTGAAATTCAAAATCGTCCTACAAACTTAGGCGATTCAACAATTTTAGGTGGAGTATTAACCCATATGGCGGGATATGATGTTGAAATTGTAGACGGAATGGAAAATAACGTGATTTTGTTCACTCCGTTAGAAAACTTAACTATAGTTGCTGGTTTAAATGTAACTTTGACAACAGCTGCATCTGACAGTGCTTCAGTAGCAAAACAAGCAACTTATCATTTTATGTTAAATGATAACGACTTTATTATTCGTGAAAACAAAATGATTGCTTATATTGATGGAAAAGGAACGAAAGACGACCCAGGAGTTATTGTTCTTCCGGATAGCGTGTCAATTGCTGGTGGAGATGTAAGTCTAGCTGTTGGCGCTACAAAACAATTAAATGCTTCAATTTTGCCTGATGATACGACAAGTAAAAATGTTTCATTTAAATCTAATGATAAAGCTATTGCAACTGTAACCGCTGGTGGTTTAGTTAAAGGAGTTGCTGATGGAGAAACTTCAGTTACTGTCTCTACGGTAAATGGAAAGACTGCATCAGTTAAAGTAACAATTACTGCATAAGGAGGTTCCAACAATGAGAGAATCTTACATTGATGAATCTTATTATAAAAATGAATTCGAGGGAGAGACAGTAGAAAGTGCTGACTTCCCTCGTTTTTCTAAAAGAGCATCTGATGTTGTGGACCAGCTAACAGGTTATGAAATTGCTAAGAAAGGTTTGGATAGTTATGAAAAGTTTATCCAAGGTTTGGTTAAAAGAGCCACAGCTGCACAAGTTGAATATTATCAGATTGAGGGGATTGAAATTGATACTACAGGTCAATCTGAAAGCGATGGTTTCTCTTTAAGCAAGTTTAGTGTTAGTTCAAATTCATCCCAAACTAGCCGACAATCGAAGCGAGTAGCTCCTAATACTTTATCTTATTTGGAAGCTACAGGACTTGTGAAACGGAAGAGGGTGAGGTTAAGTGTCATTTAAACCAATTCCGAAACGTATTTTAATTCACGAAGTAAATTACACACCTTTTACAAAGTCAACTAGTGGTTGGGGTGGAGATAGTAAAGCAAAGTCCCAACTGATTAAAAAAGTACGCTTTGAACCTTCTAAAACTGTTCGTAAAACGAATACCAACGAAGAGAAGCTGATAAAAGGTACTTTATTTATTGATGGTAAATATTCTGAACCGTTCATTGAGTTAGAAGTTAAATCGGTTATTGAATACAAGGGAGAAAAGTTAATTGTTGAATCGTGTGATCCAATTTATGGAAGGAAAGATACTCCTCATCATTACGAGGTGACTTTAATTTGAAAGCTAGGGTCACAGTTCGATTTAACGGTAACTTTCATAAGAAACGAATTAAACAAGCTGTAAAAAAATCTGTTGAGATTGTCACAATTCAAGCGGCTAAAGACTCCAATAAGTATATTGCTAAAGATACTGGTGCAACAGAGTCATCCGTTTGGAGTGCTAGTAATTTTCCGCTAGGCCGTATTGTTTGGTCCACAAAATATGCAGCCGCTATTTACTTTGGTACCCAATCACTTAGACGAGATAAAAACCCTCTTGCTTCTCATTTGTGGTTTGAGGTTGCTAAGAAGAACAATTTAGAGAAGTGGTTACGAATTACTAAAAATGCTATTAAATCTAACTTATAAGGAGGAACTCAATGGACTTTTACGAATCGTTAAGTAAATTTTTAACAGATAATTTAGTTTTAACATCAATTAATGATCGCATTCTATTTGAACCCTCATTTAATAATGACAAAGATATTAGCATTTTAGATGCACCGTCATCTAATGATTCAAGGTATTACAATACAGATACCACCTATCATTTGGTTGTTCAAATACTTGTTAAAAATACTAATCAGCATACAGCCTATCAAGAATCTATGCAGATTTATCAATTGTTAGATATGTTACCTATAATGAAAGACGGTAAATTATTAACAATAAAAAGTGAGAATAGTAGTTTTATTTTTAATTCATCTGAAGGTTATACATTGCCTAGGAAAATTGAAAAAACAGAACATGATGCTTACATTTACTCAATGCTTATTAAAGCGAGTATTTTAATAAAAAAATAGAAAAGGAATGATGAAAAATGCCAGAAACAACAGTTTTAGAAGGGTTTTTACCAAATTACATGACCAAATTTGAAATTGGTCCAAGTAAAGAAGAATTATTCGAAATGGCAGAAGGAATTCAATCAGTTGAACCTGCTAATGATGAAGAAACAGAAGATTACACTTATTATAGCCACAAAGGTGGTAAAGAAACTGATGTAACAAGCGTAAGTCGCTCAGAATCATTTAAAGGTCACCGAACATATAAACTTGATGAAGCTCAAGAGTTTATTCGTAATGGTTTAAATTCCCCTGGTCAAGGTCGTAAATGTTATTTCCGAGTAACAGAGCCAGATGGTCGAATTGTAGAAGGTCCAGCTTCATTTAGTGGAATTGTTCACCGAGGCGGGGATGCAAATAGTCGTGGGAATTTTGAAGTAACAGTTACATTTGATGGGTTACCAGAAGATAAATTACCCAGTAACTAAGCCGTCTAGCGTTCAAGTAGACAAAGCGACAAATTCTATTGCTGTAGGTGGTAAAGCAACAATTATTGCTACAGTTTTACCAGAAGGAGTGAATCAAGAAGTAACTTTTGTATCAGCAAACACTTCTAAAGTAACAGTGAAGGCAACGGGTGAGTATACAGCGATTGCAGAAGGTTCTTCTGTTATTACTGTTGCAACCAAAGAAGATCCAACGATTAAAACAACGGTAACAGTAACTGTTACTGCTTAAGCATAAAAATAATTAAAAGCTCTCATTAGAGGGCTTTTTTTAATTTAAATTAGGAGGAAAAAACATGACTAAAAACTTGAATAAAGGCATTGAAATTGAATTAGGAAGTGGATTTATTCCATTAAGAATCGGTGGAATTGACTTTAAATTCCTTACAAGTGATAAGAAACAAGAAGAATATGCGGCGATTTATGGTGAATTAAACTCAGAAAAAACAGAATTAGAAAAGCTAAATACTGATTATGAGGAATTAACCGAAAAATTCCAAACTGATTCTTCTAGCGATTTGCTTAAAGAAAAAGAAAGCATGGAAGGAAAAATCATTGATAAGGCAACGGAAATTACGGAGCTATCAAAAAAAACAGTCAACTGTGCACTTGGTGACGATGCTTTTAAAAAATTACATGAAAAAGCAGGAGGAGACTCTGAGGCAGTAATGGAGGCCTTTTTAGAAGCCATGAATGAAATTAAAAAGAGTCAACAAAAGAAAGCTTTATATAAATATATTGAAAAAAAGAAGTGATGAAAAATGATGTCTTTAGCATTTGGAATTAGTAGCAAAGTCATTATGAACGAAAAGGAATACCTTCTTGATTTAGATTTCTCGACTGTATTAAAAATGTTTGAAATGTTTCAAGATGATGATTTAAATGAAGGTTACAAGTTCGCTGGTGTCTTGATGGGTGTTGGTAATTTATCAGAGGACGAAATTAATGAATTAACTGATGATGAAAAAATCAGCCTGTATTCATTGATATCTGAAAAAATTTCAGCATCTTCAACAAGACAAACCGAACTAGAAAGAGATCTAGCTGGAAATGTATTGACTACTGTAAACAAACAAGTTTATAGCCTTGTTGAAGATGCGAGTTACATATTTGCAAGCTTTTACAAGGATTATAAGATTGATTTAATTGATATGCAAGGGAGCCTTCATTGGGATAAGTTCAACGCTCTTTTAATTTCTTTATCAGATAATACTAAATTCAAAAAAATTATAGAAATTAGACAAATGGAAGAAACAAAAGAGATGAGTTCTGAACAAAAAGAGGAACTTAGAAAAGCTAAAAAAGCTTACGCATTAAAATCAAATCAAGCTGAATTAGAATTTTCAGGAATGGATATAAAACAAAAAAGGGAGTGGTACAAAAAAATAAAACGAAGGGAAGTGAGGTATAAATGGGAAATGATGGCGATGTAATAATTGATGTAGAACTCAATACAGATGGTGTTAATAGAGGTATACATGATATCGAACAATCATTCAGTAGTCTATCAGACGAGGCTGGTAGTTTTGCTGGAAAAGCGGCGGCTGGGATTGCGGCGGCTGGTTTTGCCTTTACAGCATTTTCTATTAAAGCAGCTGGAGATATGCAGGCGCTTAGCTCTCAATTCGATCAGTCATTTAATGGTTTAGGAGATGCTCCAAATGCAGAGTTAACAAAATTATCAGATAAGTTCAACATTTTGCCAAATCGATTAAAAGGACCGATGGCACAAGTCAACTCGTTCTTTAAAGGTTCGGGTGTTGCGGCTGAGGATAGTTTGGGGATGACTACTGATGCAATGAATATAGCAGCAGATAGTGCGGCTTTCTATGATACTTCAATAGAAGAAACATCAGCTAGTTTAAAAGGTTTCTTAATGGGAAACTACGAAAATGGAGATGCTATCGGAATCAATACTAATCAAACCAAAATCGCTACAGCCTATAACGAAAAATACGGAGGGAGCTTTGATACTTTAAACGATGCTGCTAAACAAAAATATTTATTAGAGTATGTTCAAACAGTTCAAAAAGCTTCCGGTGTTACTGGTCAAGGTGTTAGGGAAATGAATGGGTTAGAAAATGTAATGGGGAACATGAAGCAATCCGTTAGCGATTTAGCAGCTGCATTTGGGGCTCCGCTTTTAGAGCCTTTTTTAAATGCTGTTAGATCTGTTTCTAAAGGCATGTCTAACCTAGCTCAAAAATTAACAGAAAATCCGGCACTTGTTTATGCAATTGTTGGAGCTGTTGGAACGTTAGTCACTGCATTCGGTGCCGTTTTTTTAGTTGCTAAGAAAGCTACTATACTAAAAGGTATAGAAACCGGCTTTGCTGCAATGACGAGTCCTATTTTTCTTGTAGTTCTTGCTATAGGAGCATTAGTTACAGCGTTTATTTATTTTTATAATTCTAGTGAGAAGTTCAAGAATTTTGTCGATGGAGCTCTAAGTAAATCGCTTGGATTTTTAAAGTCTTTAATTACTAACATAGGTCCAGTTTTCAAAAATTTGGGAACAATAATCAGCATGATAGGTGCCTATTTTACAGATTTTAGTGGAAGTTTTCAGGAGTTACGTTTGAAGCTAGTTGAAGCATTAGGCGAGAAAACTGCAGGGACAATTACTAGATCATTGGCAAAAATACTAAGTCCAATAAGCGATATTATCAAGGGTATCAAATCTATGATAGGGATAATTACAGGCTCTTTATCAACTTATAGTAGTTTAGATGATTATTTAGCTGGATCTTTTAGCGAAAAAGGAACAGAAATGATTATGAAAGTTGGATTGGCTATTAAAGGGATTATTGACGTATTTAAAAATCTGATAAATCCGGCCAAAAATAGCGGGATACAAATTGATTTTGCCAAAGTGGCCTTCCAAGCTTTAAAGTTTATTATTTTAGGTTTGTTAGGTCCGATTGGAATGGCCATAAAAATATTTAGTCTTTTAGCAAAAATTATTGGCGGAGGAGACGTGCAAAAGGGAATAAGTACAATGTTAGATGGTTTCGGTACTTTAGCAACTGGGATTAAAAATAATTCTAGTCAAGCAGGGAAAAGTATCGGAGATTTAATTGAGGGGATTTTAACTGCTATCGGTCAAGCATTGCCAGGAATAATAAAAGGTGGTTTAGAAATAATAACAGGTTTGCTTAAAGGTCTTGCAGAAGGCATACCTCTATTAGCCGTAGCTGCTGCTCAACTTATTTTCGCTCTTACAGGAGCAATAATATTATTAATTCCGACTATTGTGTTAGCTGTAACTAGTATTATTGTAGCGATTTTAGGAGCATTAACGGCAGCGATTCCACGAATTGTTATTGCTGGATTAGAATTAATTGGCGCATTAATTAATGGAATTGCAGAAGGCATACCTCAATTGTTAGTTTCAGTAGGGAATTTGATTGTTACATTTTTAGAAGGAATAACAGCCCAACTTCCAGCAATTTTAACCGCAGGAATTGATTTACTTTTAACATTTTTAAAAGGAATTATTGAACGGCTTCCTGAAATTGTAATAACCGTAGCAACTTTGATTACTACATTTTTAGATGCGATTACGGCGAAATTACCAGAATTGATTGCTTCGGGTGCGAATTTATTAATTGCTTGGATGCAGGGAATTGCAGATAATTTACCTGGAGTAATTACAGTAGCAGTAGATGTTATTGTTGCTTTTTTACAAGGAATTGCAGATAACTTACCACGAATTATTACTGCTATGATTGATGTAGTGTTATCTGTAGTTAAAGGGATAGGAGATAATATTCAAAAAATAGTTGATGCAGGTATGGATTTAATTGATAAACTTGTTCAAGGGTTATTACAAGCACAGGATAGATTAGCTAGGGCAGTAGTAACTTTAATCAATGGAATGGCTGAAAACATTAGAAATAATGCGCCTGAGATAAAAAAAGCTGCTGGAAATTTATTAAGCGCTATGGTAGAAGCATTGCCTGGAAGTAGCTTGTTAAAAAATGGTAAAGCCATCGTTGATGGATTTTTAGATGGTTTAAAAGAAGGTTTTGAGACAGTTAAAACTACTGTTGGAGGATGGGCTACTTGGATTAAAGAGCATAAAGGACCCATTTCGTATGATAAAAAATTATTAATCGAGAATGGTCAAGCAATTGTTTCAGGTTTAAGAAAAGGACTAGAGGATAGTTTTGAAGGTGTAAAATCTACAATTTATAATTTAACTGATTTGATGCAAGAGTCATTATTGGATGGGATGGATGATTTAAATCAGAAAATTGAAATTGAAGTAACCCCGATAATCAATAAAAATGCTTTTTCTATGCCTAGTGTTCCCAATATAGAAACATTTTCTCTTCAAAGAATAAGCGCAGAGCAAGCTATCGGGAGCTTGTCTAACCAAACGGGTTCAACTAACAGTAAATCGATTTCAAACAGATCACTCAAAACATTTTCTGATACAAACAAAGAAGTTGTCCGTTTATTAGGTGTTATTGCTGATAAAGATGCTAGTTTTAATGTGAATGGTCGTAGAATGTCTGAAGAGTTGGGTTCATCAAATGATGCAACTCAAATACAACGAACTAAATTCGGCGGATGGGGGTTAGAAATACAATGATGACAAACTTATACGATTATGGAATTCGGTTTAACGGTCGTCATAGCTCAGAGTTTGGGCTTGATGTTCTTGATAAGCAAATATCATTCCCTGGAAAAGATAAGGTGTTGAAAAGTATTCCCCATTCCAACTATGTTTATGATTTTAGCGAGGTATATGGAACTCAAAACTATACCGAACGAACTTTTACAGTAACCTTTGAAATTCTTAATCGTAGCTTATGGACTAAAGATTCTATGTATATTCAGTGGACTAAAGTTCTTGATTGGTTGATGAAACCTAGTAAAAAAATACCTTTATACGATGATATCATGAAAGATTATTATTATTTAGGTGAGGTTCAAGCCAAACCAGACATGGACGAATTGAAATATAGAGGTAAGTTAACTGTAGTCTTCCAATGCTACCCTTTTAGAATACATGAACTTCAGGAAGGAAATGATATCTGGGACACGTTTAATTTTGAACTAGATATGGCACAACTTGTTAAATATGATGTCAAAGGTTCAAAATCAATAAGTTTATTCAATGTCGGGATGTCGAATTTAGCGCCAGTTGTGGTAGCCAGTTCTCAAATGGAAATTCGTTATAATGGTAAGTTTTACAAGGTGTTAAGTGGTGAAAATAAAATAGCTGGATTTTATCTGTTACCTGGTATCAACGAACTTGAAGTTATTGGAAATGGAACAATTGAGTTCAAGTTTTACAAGGAAGTGATTTAATGTATCAAGTCTTAATTAAAAATGGTCCTAAAGGCGATGAATTAGAAATTCATTCGCCTTTTTCTAATGATTTAAAGTTAATTGAGGGTTCAGTAAAAAAAGGAATTAACACCTTTGATAGTTTTAATTTGTCGTTTATTCCTAATAATCCTGCTTTTGGAAAAATGAAACCTTTAACAACACTTATTAGAGTTTTTGATAATCAATTGAACAAAAATATCTTTAAAGGTAGAGTGTTAATCCCTACTGATCAGATGGAATCAACTGGTGAATTTAACTGTAGCTATACTTGTGCTTCTGACTTGAGTTATTTACAAGACACTGTTCAGAAGTATGCCAAAATCCAAAACACAACACCAGAACAATTTTTCAGATATCTGATAGGTATTCACAACGCACAGGCCGAAGAGCATAAAAGGTTTATTGTGGGTATCGTGACCGTTACAAACAGCACTGACAATGTTTATCGTTATGTAGATGACATGGCCACGACTTGGGAAACAATCCAAGATAAGTTGATTAGCAGAATCGGCGGAGAAATCCGAGTTCGAGAAGTAAATGGCGTTAATTATATTGATTACGTTACAGAAATCGGAGAACACGTTATTACCGCTATTGAGTTATCTAAAAACCTTATTTCAATTTCTAAAAGTGTTGACCCTACTGAAATTTGCACTCGTTTATTTCCTCGAGGGGAACGTTTGGAAGGGACAGAGGAAACAAGCTCTGATGCATCACAACCTAGGTTGACAATAGCAAGTGTTAATAACGGAAAAGAGTATATTGATGCACCGCAAGCGTTGATTGATGAGTTTGGATTTATGGAAAAAACAAAAGAATGGTCAGAGGTAACTCAACCGCAAATTCTCTTGTCTAAAGGAATTGAGTTTTTAAACAGCCAAAAGTCGGCGTTAACTCAGTATCGCATATCAGCACTAGATTTATCATTAATCGACTTAGATGTAAGACGTTTTGAAGTTGGGAACTATCACTTTTTAAGAAATGCAGTTATGGGAATTGATGAAGAGTTAAGAATTGTGGGAATTGGGATTGATATTATTAATCTATCCACTTCTGATTTAACATTTGGAGATAGATTTTTAACTTTATCTCAGTACCAAAATGAAATGAATAAAAAGAATAGTGCGTTAAATGATTTGGCTAGCAAAACAAATTCGTTATCTAGAATAACTAGCAAACTAAGCGAAACAACAACTACTCTAGGAAATGAATTAATTAGCAGCAATAAAATCATCACAGAACAACGGCAGCAGATCGCTGAAATGAATAAACGAATTGAGAATCTTGAAAACGGAACTAATCCACAAGAAATAGGGAAAATTATTGATGTATCTGAACATCAAGGTCAAATTGATTGGGCAAAAGTGAAGGGAGATAATATAGAACTTGCGATCATACGAGTTCAAGATGGTAGTTCTTATGTTGATAACTACTATCGTTATAACATTCAACAATGCCAACGCTTTAATATTCCTTATGCGGTTTATGCCTTTGCCCGATATGTTAATGAAGCCGATGCAGGACAGGAAGCAACTGACTTTTATAATAGAACAAGGTCGATTGTCGGAACTGGAAAAAGTCCTCAATTCTATATGATTGATTTAGAAGTTGCTACTATGGAAAATATGCGACTAGGTACGGAATCATGGCAAAACAAGATGATTTCACTCGGTGTTGTTCAAGTGAATCAAGTCGCTTATATTGCGAATCATTTATACAAGCAGTTCAATATAAATGTTGCTCGTTTTGGAAGTATTGTTATTCCTGCTTATCGTAGTACACAACCAGATTATCCTTTTGATTTATGGCAATATACTTCAACTGGTAGTATCGCTGGTATTGAAGGAAATGTTGATATGAATAAAGACCCGTCAGACCGATTTAAAAAACAATATTTAGGAAGGTGATAGAATGCCAGAATATTATACTGATCCAACACCAATTGAAATTGAAAATTGGGTCGATATGGATAAAGTGGATGAACTTCATAGGAAGTTAGCGAACTGGATTCGAGTGAAAATGAACGGAATTGATGTTCGTGAGGCTCTAGCTCGACTGGTTGAACAGACCTCATCTGATTTATTTGATGCAAATCAAGTGGCATTAGCACTTGAAAAACTAGCGATTTCTCTTGAAGAAAAGTGGAACGAAGAATATCAACTACTTTCTGATGAATGGAAGAACACTCTTGCAGGAGTTACCGTAGATGATGAAGTAATAAATGCGAGAATAGAACTAAGAGGGTTTGTTTATAAAACACTTAAAGAGCGGCTAGATGCTATGCAAGCTATATCCGACAAGTTGAACCCTGTTTCAGAAGTAGTTTCCATTGAACACAATCAATTCGGTTATCCGGCCGTACGTGTATTATCGCTTGAGTACGGATTAGGAGTTGTGCCTTTAGAATCGGAACCAGTTTTCGGAGGTTCTAGTACGGTAACAATAAACTGTGGTGTGGAATATGTAGACAGAAATAATCTTAAAGTAAAAGTGCCGATAAGTTATGCGATGACTAATCCGGCTATAGAGCGAATTTCAGCAAATGAATACTTGCTTGTAGAAGGGATTAAGTCACTTGTTATCGAAGTTGGAACTAGATCATAAGCAAGATTGCCATTTTAAAAAATTTAAGGAGGAGATTAAATGATTATAGAGAAAATTTATAAAGGTATGTCAGATGCGGCCCAAGCCATTCAAAAAAATTTCGAGACAACATCTACAGAATTAGCAAAAAAACAAGATGTGATTAAAGATACAGGTTGGGTAAACTTGCCGATTACAGGAGCTAGTGTATCAAACGTACGCATGAGACGTGTAGGAAACTTAGTAAAATTAAGTGGGAGCTTTACTTTTAAAACTTCCACTGGAGCTTTATTAGATTTCCCACTCGGTTTTAAACCTTCGCAGGGTAGTTTTTCTCAAACAATTGTGGGGCAAGCTCAAGCTGCACAGATTCTCGCGTTATATATTACGAAAAATGGAATATCCGTTATATGGAACACGAGCAATGCAACAGATTTTCATCTAGATAGCATTACGTTTATCACTGACGATGCATTTCCAACTTAAAAAATAAAAGGAGTGAACAACAAATGAAGATTTATTACAAAATAGATGCAAATGGTTATCCTCTTGAATCGAAAGTTTTCTCGACTGAGGAAACAGCTGCAGAAGAAGGATACAATTACCCCTCATGGGAAGAACTATTATTAAAGCCTAAATGGTCAGAAAAAATGAATAAATGGGTTGAGACTGCGACAGACGAAGAACTTAATCCTCCAGAAATGGAGGAATTGACAAAAGAAGAGGAATTGGCTCAACAAATTTCTGAGTTGGAAATTAAAAATATGGAAAAAGATATCTTAATTGAGAGCATGGGACAACAGCTATCAGATCTAGAAATTATGATTTTAGGAGGAAAAGAGAATGGGTAAAACATATGTAAAATGGTTAGATCGATTTTTAATTAACTGGTGCACATTAGAACAATTAGAAAAATTAGTGAAAATTAAGCAATTAACTGAATCAGAAGTGCAACTGATGGTTAAAGAAAAAGAAGATAAAGAAGCTGCAGAATAGCAGCTTCTTTTTAATTTATTTAAGTAGGTGAGTATGTGGTAGACAATGAGGAACAATTATGGAGAGATATTCTTGTGAAATTAGCTCGAATTGAAGAGCAAACTAAGGGACTGGACGAATTAACAAGAGATGTGAGTCGAGCCTTGGCTATTTCAAAAGAAAATCAAAAGGCAATCGTTGAAATGAAAGCAAATAATAAATGGGCTTGGGGATTTATTATTACAATAGGTATCTCGTTTATAACCTATTTCATTACAAGGCCCTAATTGAAAGGAGGTGATTTTTTGAAAGTGAATTGGAAGGTGCGTTTTAAATCGAAAGCTTTTTGGGTAGCGATTGTGCCAGCATTTTTATTGTTAATTCAATTGTTGTTAAAACCTTTAGGTATTAATTTAGATATTAATTTTTTAGGTGGTTACTTCTTAGATGTAGTAAATGCAATATTTGTATTACTGACAATTCTAGGTGTTGTGAATGATCCAACTGTATTTGGTTTTAAAGACAGTGAACAAGCGTTAAATTATGAAGAACCTAAAAAAGACTAGTTCTCAATGATTTGAGGGCTATTTTTTATATCAAAAAAGGAGAGTGTACAATGAAAAAAGTAAACAAAGTATTATTCAGTTTAACCCTGATTTTAGTTTTAATGTTCCCGACCATTGCTGGTGCAGTGAACGTTGAACAACGACTAATGCCGTTTGTGCCATCTACAGGCCTAAGTACAAATGAATTTGTTATTGCTCACGAATCAGGAAATAGTAATAACGTTGGGCCCCGATTCACTTGAACGAGAAATTTCGTTCATGTCAAATAATGTCAATAGTGCATTCGTTAGTCATTGGGTTGGTGGCGGAGGTCGTGCGGTTCAGATTGCTCCAAGTGGATTCATTCAATGGGGTGCTGGACCTCGTGCTAACGGTAGAGCTTATGCTCAAGTAGAGTTAGCTAGAACTAACAACGCTGAAACTTTCAAAAAAAGATTATGTGACTTATGTTAATTTATTACGTCAATTAGCTAAAGAAGCAGGCATTCCTATTAGTCTAGATGGTTATGGTAAAGGGATTAAATCTCATTTATGGGTTACTCAAAATTTAGGTGGAACAGATCACTCAGACCCTTATGCTTATTTAGCACAATGGGGAATTAGCAAAGCTCAGTTTATTGCAGATGTGGCGAACGGTATCGGTTCATCTAATGAAGTGAAGCCTGATCCAATTCAACCGCCAGTTAATCCAAATCCACCAGTAACACCGAGTACAGGTAAAACTTTGAATTTGCCAGGCACTGCAACTAGTTGGAGAGTCTACGGTTTAAATTCTAGTCCCACTGCTGGTAATGAAGTTGGATTCTTGAATCCCAATCTTTTCGGCGGATTAAGCTACTCAATTCTTGCTGATCGCAGCAATGGCGTTTATGAAATATCTACTAGAGATTTTGGACGAGTACAAATCTATGGTGCTACTTCGACAGGTGCAACTGTAACTGGGGGAACAACAACAACTCAGCCGCCTACAAATACAAACGGCAGAATTAGCCAAACTGGCACATTCTTCATGGACCGCACTATCAATGTTCGTCATGGTAGCCCATCAACTTCCGCAAATGTTAAAGCTCAATATTTTGCTGGTGAAAACTTAACTTACGATAGCTATATAAAAGCTGAGGGTTACATCTGGTTATCTTACACAGTTGGAAGCCAGCGCTATTATGTTGCTGGAAAGTAATTAATGGTGAAGAATGGGGAATCATTAAATAAAGAAATAGCCCACTTTAATTAGTGGGTTACATAAAAGAAAAAGACATTACAATTGAGTTTCCCCAACAGTAATATCTTTTATAAGCCCTAGGCCTCAGAAATCAAAATTAATGGAGTCGCACTCCCAGTAAGTTAATTATCACAATTAAAATTAAGTTTGTCAACGCAACTAACTATATATTTTCTTGTGAGGATATTTTATTCTAGTTTCTTCTATAGAAGGTACTTCATGAACGACATATTGTTTTACAACTAATTGCTTCCTATTATTAGTGGTTACATTTAGTGTTACTTTTGAACCTAGCTTAACCTCGTAAATAAAGTGATAAGCTTTTTCACCAGCGATAAGAGCATTATAAGCTTTTCCTTTATGCATGAAAGTAAATCGTGCAAAAGGAGAACCTTGTTCAATGCTTAAAATTTTTACTTCACTGTTAACCGTTCCAGTTACCCGATATACTTTCATAACAATCCCTCCACTCAAATATCTTAAATACATTATACGAACAAATGTTCGTTTTGTAAAGTGAATAATCTATAAAGATGGTGGCATGTGAAGACAAGTTCGTCCATTTTGCCACCAACGTTAGAATTAAGATAGAATACTCAGAGATATTTAAGAATGTTGTGGATATGTTTCCTTCTATTATATAGTTGTTTTAATAAAGGTTTACAACTATTGTGGAATGGTTAAGGATATTCAAGCGTATAAACATCGAATTATGATTGGTACGGACAAGAAAATAAATAATTTTTAAAAGAAAATACTGAATAAAAACTAGTGGATGCAATAACCTTTCGTGTTGTTTCGTTCACTAGTTTTTTTATTTAATACTAATTATACAAATAACGAAATACTAAAAATGTACAATGGATTGACCATTTGTTTAAAGAAGTAAAAAAGTAAATTAAACTTATGGAATCACTTTTTTTGTAAGCGTTTTATTTTAATATATAATAAATGTCAATGTTTTTTAATTTATTTACGAACTTTTTCTGCAAAAATAAAGAATTAGCGATTTAATAGGAAATAACGTTTCTTTTTTATTGGTTTATGGTAAAATAAGATTGATAATTCAATTAGAAAAACATTGTAGTGATACGTCAAACATGTTATTGTACTAAAGGCGTACATTTTAGAGTAAGACCACTGAATGTAAAGGAAAAGGTGATGAGGTATGAATAGAATTTTAATTATTGAAGATGAAAAGAATTTAGCTCGTTTTGTTGAGTTAGAATTAAAACATGAAGGATACGAAACTGAAGTGCAAAATAATGGTCGTAAAGGATTGGAAACAGCCCTTGATTCTGATTGGGATGCGATTTTATTAGATTTAATGTTACCTGAATTGAATGGTATAGAAGTTTGTCGTCGTATCCGTCAAGTGAAGAACACTCCGATAATCATGATGACAGCACGAGATTCAGTTATTGATCGCGTTTCTGGTTTAGATCATGGAGCAGATGATTACATTGTTAAACCATTTGCTATTGAAGAGTTATTAGCTCGTTTACGTGCACTTTTACGACGTATTGATATCGAAGGTGAACAAAATGTGACAAAACAAACAACAGTAACGTATCGTGATTTGACGATTGAAAAGGAAAATCGCGTTGTTCGTCGTGGAGATAAAGTGATTGAATTAACTAAACGAGAATATGAATTATTATTAGCTTTAATGGAAAATATTAATGTCGTTTTAGCTCGTGATGTTTTATTAAATAAAGTTTGGGGTTACGAAACAGAAGTTGAAACGAATGTTGTTGATGTTTATATTCGTTATCTACGTAATAAAATTGATGTTCCAGAAGAGGAAAGTTACATTCAAACCGTTCGAGGAACAGGTTATGTGATGCGTTCGTGA